ATATTCCTTACTAACGGTAATCCTGCTGAAGTGTTACAACCATTTAACTTTGGTCAAGTAGGACAAGTTACGTTTGCACAAGCCGGTCAGCTAGAACAGATGGTGCAGCAAGCAACAGGCGCTGTAGACTCCTCAGGCGTCGCAGGAGGCGTTAATGGCGAAGCTACTGCCGCTGGTATCAGTATGTCACTTGGAGCGATTATAAAGCGTCACAAGCGCACTCTGATTAACTTCCAAGAAATGTTCTTGATTCCAATGGTACAGAAGACAGCTTGGCGTTACATGCAGTACAACCCTGAGCTATACCCTGCACAGGACTTTAAATTCATTCCTACGTCAACCCTTGGTATGATGGCACGTGAGTATGAAGTTACACAGCTTGTTCAGTTGTTACAGACAATGCCTGCTGATAGTCCAACACATTCAATGTTAGTTGAGAGTATTGTTGAGAACATGAACTTGGCTAATCGTGAAGAGATGATTAAGCGTATTCGTGAAAGTCAACAGCCTACACCTGAACAGCAGCAAGCAGCTCAACAAGAGCAGCAAATGCAGATGCAACAGATGCAGTTACAAATGGCTAAAGAGCAAGCTACAGCAGCAGCCCTTAATGCACAAGCAGCTGAAGCGAATGCTAGAGCGCAGAAGTATCAAGTGGAAGCTGGTTTGGAACAGTACAACTCTGAGACACAACGTATCAAAGCAGCCTCAACTAATGTTAGAGAGGGTGATGCAGACGATAGAGAGTTTGAGAAGCGTATGAAGCTCGCTGAACTGACGTTAAAGAAACAGCGTCAAGAGGCTGATATAGCCAGTAAAGCAGCTCCTAACACAGCTCCACCGCAAAGTCAAGAAATAATGTAAGAAAAAGCTTGACATTTGAATAAAAATGTGTTATAATATATAGTATACACAATCATGCCTAGGAGGGTAACATGACAAAAGAAGAAGAATTATATTATAACAATTATTTTGACCTGTTTGGTACGGAGGGGTGGAAGCAAGTAGTAGAAGAACTACAAGCTAAAGCCTCTACTTACGATGTAGGTTATATAAAAGATGAGAAAGACCTTTACAAAGTACAAGGTGAACTTTCCATCATACGTTTGTTGTTAGGTTTGGAAGAGTTTATCAACCAAGGCTACAACAACACAAAAGAGTCTAATTAACCTTGTGGGCTAAAGGCTTAGACGTTTTAACTTTCCACAATACTATTAAAGTACGGAGAATACAATAATGGCAAATGAAAATAGTCGTCCAGAAGACTACAACGAAGAAACCTTTGAAACCTTTGATGAAGCTCCTGTAGAGGAACAACCGGAATCAAGAGGCTACGAAGACTATGTAGAACCTGAAGAAGAACCAGAAGTCGAAGATGACTTACCAGAAAAGTACAAAGGTAAGGATGTTAAAGACATTGTTGCTATGCACCAGAACGCTGAAAAGCTCTTAGGCAAGCAATCTTCTGAAGTAGGTGAGCTACGTAAAGTCGTTGATAACTTCATACAGACACAAACTATTGCACAACAACAAAAACAAGCCCCTGTACAGGCTGAAGATGACCTTGATGATTTAGACTTCTTTGAGAATCCAAAACAAGCTATCTCAAGAATGCTAGAGAACCACCCATCGGTACAACAAAGCAGACAAATGGCAGACCAACTAGCGCAACAGAACACTGTTGCACAACTGAAGGCTAACCATCCAGATTTCACTACTATTGTATCTGATGCTAAGTTTATTGAATGGGTAGGTAAGTCAAAGGTTCGCTCTCAACTGCTACGTCAGGCTGATGCTTATGATTATGACAGCGCTGATGAGTTGTTTACATCTTGGAAAGAACGACAGGAGATGGTTAATTCCGCTGTTCAGACCGAGACAAACGCTCGCAGACAGTCAGTTAAATCAGGCTCAACAGGCAACACCAAAGGCTCTGGCGAACCAAGCAGAAAGAAAATCTACAGACGTGCAGACATTGTAGAACTAATGGCAAAAGACCCTGAACGTTATCAGAGTTTAGCTGCCGAGATTAGACAAGCCTATTCAGAAGGGCGAGTCAAATAACTTTTAATAATATCTAAGGAAACTTAAAATGGCTAACTTAACACCATCAACCAGTAACACAGTTACTAAAGCAAATGCAACTCACTTTATTCCGGAACTTTGGTTAAGCTAATCTAGCCAACAAATCTCTGAAAAACGTGAAGGGAAACTAACACGAAAGAACTTACATAGTCAATAACAATAGACGACTAGGAATACAATATGACAGAAACAGAAGTTAAATACTTAGCAGGTTTAATAGACGCTGATGGGAGTGTAGGTTTTGCTTACACATCTAACAAGGTCTATTTAGAAATTTCAATTACTGCGGCAGATTCTATAGACACTAAAGGTTTTGTTTATAATCTACCAGAAACAATAGGCTACGGTTCATCTTGCAAGAAGACAAGAAAAAACAATTGGTCTGCTGTGGCAGTATGTAAAGTAACTAAAAGAAAAGACCTTGAGATGCTTATCCCTCGGTTGGTTAAACATTTAGTTATTAAAGGTAGACACCTGCAACGTATGTATGATAAATGGCAAGAGTTTAGAAGCCGTCCTTTACAGGATATTGAAATAGAACAGTTAAAAGTGTTTCAAAAGGCTTCCAGAGCGGATGCAGGGTCTGTAAAGGCTAAAAAGCATCCAACATGGGCTTGGGTAGCAGGCTATTTAGATGGGGATGGACACTACGCTTTTAAACAAAGCCCTAGTATGAAAAACCCACATTTATACATACAAGTAACTTCACATGAGAATGATATATGTGGATTACAACTTCTTGAGAAAGCTTTTGGTGGATATGTAAGAAGCAGAGGACGCACTTGTCCCCATATCTACGATTGGAAGCACTCATTAGGCAATAAGAATAAATCCTTTGCTTTAAAGTTTCTGAAGAAAATGGTTAACCATAGCAAGCTCAAACAACATAAAATAGAGCAGCTGTTAGCTTATCATAACGTATAAGGACTTGCACAGACTAAGTGAGATTTACCTCAAGGGGTAAGCTATAGTCGGAAGGTTTAATTACACCTCGCAGATGAAGTAATTGCAGCATATAAAAAATCTCTTGTCCTTGCTAACTTAGTGCAGAAAATGCCTATGAAGGGTAAGAAAGGGGATACTATGCACATCCCTAAACCAACTCGTGGTTCAGCTAACGCTAAGACTGCTGCCGATACAGTAACTATTCAGCAAAACACCAATGATGAATTGATTATCACTATCGACAGTCACTTCGAGTATTCACGTCTTATTGAAGACATTACAGACGTACAAGCGTTCGATTCACTTCGTCGTTTTTACACAGAAGATGCAGGCTATGCACTCGGCTTAAAAGTTGACCAAGACTTGTTTGCACTTGGTAAGTCTTTAGGCGACGGTGACGGTTCTTCATGGGTTCATTCTGCTTCTTATCAGTTTAACTCTTCTACTGGTGCTGCTGAGGCGTATGACGCTGATGGTACTGCTGATATTGGTGCTTTCAACGATAATGGTTTCCGTGACCTTATCCAAGCACTTGATGATGAGAACGTCCCAATGGATAGTCGTTGTTTGGTAATCCCACCATCTGCTGTTAATGAGATTCGTGGTATTGACCGTTATAACTCAGCAGACTTTGTAGACGGACGTAGCGTATCTACTGGTAAGATTGGTACGTTGTATGGTATTGACGTTTACGTTTCTACTAACGCTCCTGTCATGGAAACTGGTGTTAAAGCCGGTCTGTTAATGCACAAAGATGCGTTCGTATTATGCGAGCAAATGGCTGTGCGTTCACAAACTCAGTATAAGCAAGAGTTCTTAGCAACCTTGTACACTGCTGATACACTTTATGGCTTAGACGTCTACCGTCCAGAGTCAGGTTTAGTTATTGCTTTACCGGCTTAATAGCCTAGAGTTATTTTCATAGGGGTTCTAACGAGCCTCTATTATAAATAATTCTAAATACACATCCAATACAGGAAAAGTAAATGCCAACGACAATACAAATCAAAAGAAGTTCCACAGCCTCTGCAATCCCTGTTACAGGAGATATAGCAGTTGGTGAATTAGCAGTCAACTTAGCAGACAAGCGTCTGTACACTAAACAGTCTGACGGCACAATCATTGAACTATCAACTTCCCCTACAGACTTAGATGCAGATACACTCCGTATTGATGGAGTGGAAATCACTGCGTCTGCAACAGAACTAAACAAACTAGACGGCTTCACAGGCAGTACAACAGAGCTTAACATCTTGGACGGAGTCACTGCAACGACTGCTGAGTTAAACTTCGTAGACGGTGTAACGTCTAATATTCAAACGCAACTAAACGGTAAAGCCACAACTGCACAAGGTGCACTCGCTGACACGGCTGTTCAGCCTGATGACGATGTTGAATTTAATACTGGTAGTTTTACAGGTGATGTATCATTTTATGAGGACACTGGCACGACTGCGAAGATGGTGTGGGATGCTGGTGCTGAGATTTTGGGGGTTGGTACTACAGCTCAAGATATTTTTGGCTCATCTTCACAGACAGGTGTTGTTTTAAACCGTACTTTATACGCAGCAATACAAGCCAATAATGATGGTGCAAATGCAGCAATATTTAACCGACTAACTTCAGATGGTTCTATTTTGCAATTCCGCAAAGACGGCTCAACAGTTGGAGCGATTGGTGCGTTTGCAAGCAGCACATCGTTTTGTGGTGCGAGCGCAGGCATTTATTTTAACGGTACTAATATAAACCCTACCACTGGAGATCCAACGGTCAG